CTAACATCGTAAAAAATTGAATCGTCCGTTATCCTGTTTAAAATTTCAGTTGCGTTATATACATGCGAATAATTGTTTAACTCTTTTACGTCACTTAATTTATCTTCTCCAAATTTATCTTTTAAGCTTAACAAATCGCCGTAAAATGTTATTTGGTAATTATCCGCTACTCCTTTTTTAACGTTTGATTTTTCCAAACTTATTTTTCCCGTTCGAAATGGCGTTAAATCTATTTCAATGTATGCGTTTCTTTTTATCGAATGGTCCACAGTTGAATCTACTTCTGAATTGTAAAAGTGTTGAAATATAGCGTTATTATTTCGGCTTGCCGGTACGCTAAAACTCAAACTAACATCTGTAAATACTTTTGAAATATCTGCTATGTTTTGGATTGTTGAAGTAACTTCAATTGTTTCATCGTTAAATAATTCTATTTCCTGAAAATTTCCGCTTTCAAAAATAGGTTCGATATATATTTGTACTTTGCGCTCCATTACACAACCGAATTAATTACGTCAAAAGCGAATTCGAATTCTAACGTGTAATTTATCATTTTTGTATTTATGCTTTTAAATAATTCAGTAGATTTTGAATTTAATTTAGCCGGGTAATTATTAATGATAATTTTTTCGCTTAACATTATTTGCCGTAAAAGTTCGTTGTAACTTTCATCAACCCAATCCGTGTTTACTTTAATTGATTTTTTACCGTTGTTATTAAATACCTGTCTTTGCCCTTCAATTAAATTATAACCTGACGTGGCTGTTTGCATTAAATTATATTCTTGACTTTCTACATTCAACGTGTTATTACTTGCGGCATAAAACCATGTTCTTTGCCAACAACCGTATTTATTTACGAAGTCACAAAGTACGGCATCGTATTTACAATTTTCATTTGGTTTAAAATTACCCGTCCAAATAACGTTGTCTGTAGCGTCTAAAATCTCTAAAGTATTTCCTCTACTGTAATAACTTGGATACACTCTTAAAACGTCTATTAATGCGTTGTTTGTTAGTGTTTGCGTAAACGTTGCACCTGAAACTAAATTAGTATATTTTGCTTTGTAGCTTGTTGCCGTTTTAACCATTATAAAACCACCTCTCCTATCAGCAAAAACACTTGCGCTTAAACCATCGTAATAATAATTAAACGTTCCTTGGTCGTGTAAAATATCGTAGGTTAAACTTGGATTAAAACCCTCTTCGTAATATCCAAATCCATCGTACCCTTTATAATCGGTTGTATCCAATAGCGTGTACGTTCCTGAAGCTAATTTATATCGTTTAATTTTTACGTTTACGTATTGCGTTGTTTGACTTGCTGCAAAGCTATTATATGGTGTTTGTCTAACCGTCCATTTAATGTATTCACGAACGTATGGGCTTACATTGTATTCCGTTTTTAGGTTATTTGTTGCTGGAATTAATTTGCTTAACGTGTATTGTGGATCTGCTGGTGCGCTCCCGGTTCCGTTCCATAAAAACAATTCTATTTTACTTCCTGTTTGTCCTGTTTCTGCTATTGTAATAATATGCGGGCTTCGTGCAAAAATACTCATTTTATATTTTTTAAATTTTGATCTAATATTTGATTTAATAGCTGCTCGGCATCTAATCCGTATTTATCTATTAAAACATCGGGTAAAGTTTTGAATGCTTTTTCAAATGGCTTGGTAAAAAATAAACTTGGTTTAATTCCACGTGAATAAATATTCTTTGCTAAAACTTGCGCGATCGTTCTGTAATTTCCTTTTTTGAATTTCCCGCTTTCATCACGTAACCGAATGTTTTTTCTTTTAGCCCACTTTTCCAAACTTGAAACGAACGTACTCCAGGTTCCTGAATAATTACCCGAACCAAATCTGTAAATACTGTTCGGTGCCTGTTGCCCGCGTATCTTTGCATTTTTTGAAACATTATTTGGGTTGGCTCCTTTTACTCCTTTATCCTGAAAATTTCCGTATGGTTCCATATTGAAATAAACGCCTATTGAATTTGGCATCTGTTTTACTTCACCTTGGATTGAATTCGAAAGTTTTCCGCTTGCGTCTTTTCCTTGAGCGCGTAAATTTGCTTTAGCTTCATTTACTACGATGTCCCTGAATTTTTGTAAAGCTTTTAATGTTTCACTCATTAGCAAATTGTCATATTGTTTGCCACTAAAATATCGAAAGTCATTGTCCAACCGCTTAAATAGTTTTCAAATCTTTCTGCAAATGGTTCGCACGTTGGGTTGCCATCTACCATGAAATTATCTGAATACAAATCACCGCGCCGTAACATTTCATACAACCTATTTAAAACGGCTAATTGCGTATTTAAAACATTTTGTTCGTTGTCATTTCCGATAAATAATTCAGTTACTTCTTCTTTTGAAATGTCCACAATATCCATTGCCAATAAACTGATATTGAAACGAATTACATTAGCTTCAAAAACCGCCGAATTAACCATAATATGCGCTAACGGAAATATTGTTTGTTTGCCTAAATCGACTTGAAAAATATCTCCCGTTGTTACCGTGTTTACGATCGCATCATTATCCAAATGATTTTTTAACGTGTCGATTATTGTGTAAAAGTTAGCCATGTTTTATTCTTTTGTTTAATTCGCGTTGTTCGATTTCTGTTTTTTGTCGTTCATAAGTAAGAAAGGTAAGACACTTTCGAAGTCCAAGCCTTGTAACTTCATCAAATTTGGTAACATCTCCTTTAGAGACTGCATAGATTGAATTATACCATCCCCACTGCTTTCCAAACTGCGCTCGTTCGCTGAAGTCATTAGTTCCGGATTCTTCAGTATCTCCATCTCCAAATAAGAAAGCGAACTGTTTACTAAGTCGTTTCCTAAAGTCCAAAAAAAAACACTTGCTGCCATTACTACGTCCAACGGTGCAAATTTCATTAGGTCGCTGAATTCGTCCGTTCCTGCGTATTCTATTATTTCGTATTTGTCCTTTACTTTGGTTTTAATCGGTCGGTACATTACTGCCATTGCTTTGTGGAAATTATCCACGCTGGTAATATTACTTTCTAAATCTATATATTCTCCAAAAGTTATTTCGTCCAAATTAGGAATAAACCCAAACTCCATATTCTGAATTTTAAACGTACTTTGAAACGTTGGTTTTTCCTGAAACAATTTATTAAAATGTAACGCCAAATCTTTTACGTCATTCCACTTTATTTTTATTACCTCTTTTAAATTTAAACCACAAAAAATTTCAATCGTTTTTTCTGCGATGAATTCCTGATCATTCGAATTGTTAATTACCTTCATGAATTTTTGGTAATTCTGTAAAGGTATTTCAGAAAGTTTTGTTGGTACGTAGATTTCCGTTTTCATATTGTTATAACTATTTATCTTTATTATTGTAGTAAGTGAGGGAAATTGAATAGGCTTCGCTTAACATTATTACGTGCTTTCGCATATTCATAGGATCGTCAAATATTATTTTGATCCGTTTGCCTGTTTTATCCTGTATGTATTGCTCAACAGTGCGCACCATTACCGGTAGTTCATCTGTCATTTGTGTGAATTATCTAATAAAATATTTACCGTAATTCGAATTCAATCCTAATGTTTCCATTTCGTGGTATCGTAGCGCATCAATTCCGTGATCTTGTTTCCCCTGCGGTTTGTTTAATTGCTTTCCTGTTTTATCCTGGTCCCAACAGTAAGCGCGTAATTCCTTAATTAAATTCGTGCTTTGTGACGTTACTAAATATTCCTGTTGCTGCATTATATCAATCCCGTAATTAATTGAATCCTTGCCCTTTGTAACGCCTTTAATCGTTATTCCGTAACGTCTTATTTCATCAATTGATTTTGGTTCACTTGAATCAGCGTAAACGACAACGTTTTTTGGTAATTCCTTTGCTATGTCGCTGTTTAACATTCCTGTTTGGTATTTCAGTTCGTTAACTATTCGTTGACCGTTGTAATTGTAAACCTCGATAATTGCGGTTGGATCGTTCGTGTAACCGAAGTCTAATCCTATTCCTACTAATTTTGCTTCAGCTGGTATTGTGTTTATTATTTTCCAATTACTGAATATTACGCCCTCAAGCATTCCTATTTCACCCAACCCGTAAACTCTCCACCAATTAGCCCAATATGCGCTTGTTGGTGCTTTGTCGCGGTTCTTTTCTATTTCCTTTACTATTCGTTCATCGAGGGCTTCGTTGTCCTTGTATGTTAAAATTAGAAAGTCTGAATCCGTTTCACCTTTTAATTCAGTATGCACCCAAAATTCATTAGCTGGATTAAAATCTAAATACACCTCTTTTTTTGTACGGATCGAAAGTTCATTGTAGCTTTCAAAGTTCACGTTGTTACATTCGTTTATATACAAAATATCACGGCGCGCACCTCTTAATTTGCTTGAATCGTCTGCGCTAAAAAATTCAATTACACTACCGTTTGAAAATTCATAACGTAAAAGCGATTTGTTAAAACGCTGTTCAAAAAAACGGTTCGTGCTTTTCATTATACGCAAAAAATCTTTTAATGCGCCCCGTCTTAAGTGTGGAATGCTTTCAGCTACTATGCTAATTTCTTGATTTGCGTAGGTTGATGCTTTGGTAATTAATATCGGAATTATTCCATACGTTTTACCCGCTGAAGTACCGCCTTGAATTATTTTAACGCGCTTTTTTAACGCTTCAATTTTATTAATCGCCGTTGTTATGATCACTTAACTTAAATAAAGGTTGCTCGATATTTGTTTGTTCTATTTGCTGTAAAGGTGCTCCGTATCCTGAATCCATTAATGCTTTGTATGCGTTTACGTCCCCATCACGGGCTTTTTTAATTAACGCTAACGTCATTAAATCTTCTTGGCTCATTGTTTGGCTTTCACCTGTTAACGGGTTCTTTAGGTTCTGATTTACCTCTAACCAATACTTTGCAATTGTGCTGCGGTTCTTCGCTCCTTTTGGACGCCCTGCAGGATTTCCGCTTTCTCCTTTTTCAAATTTATGATTTTCTATGTTTTCGGGGTTT